GTGAACTCAGTGTTTTTGATTGAGGCTCTCATATCACGTCTGTGAAGGCGTGGGTGAGTTGATCCTAGTCCCGCTTAGGGGGCTCGGTACTTCCGTTCTTCGGAGGATTTACCGTAAAATACTAAGATATAGCTAACGCTAGGGGTCAATCCGTTTGGACTAACCCTAGGTTAGAACACCTAATCAATATGAAACTTAAACTGATATTTAGTCTCTTTCAGATCGCCGTAAGGTGGATCTGTAGGTTCTATCTACCGGTTGGGTCCCATATTGAATTAATCCAGTTGTGGGTTCGGCAGGTTCAGAATCGGGCTCTGACACGTGGGACTGTGGAGACAATAGGATGGGTCAAAGCGACCCGCCTTGCGTTCACACGGTTCCTGTGTCGGCAGCCTCTTTCTGAATCTCCCGGCTTTGGTGTTCAGCTGGACACATTCGGACTGCCGATCGGCAATCCTTTGGTCCCGCTGTTTACCTCACGTGACTCCACCCTGTTAAGGTTCGGGTTTACCCTTTTGGGTATTTCCCGGCTCTTACCAGGCTGGAAAGCTCCTGACCTGAGTACCATTACTCGTCCGGGTCCACCCATTATCCCAACCTTAGTTGGTGAGGTGGTCCGCACGGTAACGGCGCTCGGTTGGAAGCTAGCTCGACCCGAATGGGTCGAGTGCCACGTGAGCACTAAAGCTGGTCCGAATGCCCAGGCTATGGTAGGATCGGTCGAGGATGCCCACTTACTAACCGACCAGCAGATGTCAGACATCGCTGTGTTGGGTGGTAAGTTGGTCCTCGGTGCGATTGCAAACGCCCGTCTCTTCAGCCCCCTAGCCTGGCTCGCGAAGTTCAAGCTGACCCCGAAAGGGAGGTCGGCTCGGCTTTCGCTTGTCAGGGATAAGGAAGCTAAGGTGAGGATCGTTGCTATCCTTGATTACTGGTCCCAGTCCGTTCTGAAGCCTCTACATGACTCAGCAATGAGTTTCTTGAAGAGCCTTCGGAGCGACTGTACCTTTAATCAAGGTTCCTTCCGCGCCAAACTGGCTCACAAAGGTCCGTATCATTCGCTGGATCTAACAGCCGCGACAGATCGCTTCCCTGTATGGTTACAGGTGGCGGTACTGTCGGTGTTAGTTGCAGCGGATTATGCGGACGCGTGGCGCAGACTGATCATCGATCGCGACTATGACGTTTCATGGGTTCGCCATACTAAGC